CGCTGGCCTCGGTATTGGTCAAGAAGCTATCAGAAACAGCGGCAGCATCAGACAGAGCCGAATTATCACCGTCCTGGATTAGCTGGGTGTAAGTACCGTCAGTTAAAGTACCGGAAAGCATGATAAACTCAATGGCTGCAAAGCCTTGGGTATCAATGATCTCGCCAGCCGTGGTGGTGTTGGTTGAAATGGTCTGGCTAGTCAACGCAACAACTGGGGTGGTTTCGTTATGGATATCAACAGAAGAACTCATTTATATTCCCTCCTTAAACTGCGCAGGTGATAGTTTTAATGGCTTCAGGCAGAACAACTTTTCCACCTACACGCCGATTGAAGATAAACCGAACCTTACCGGTAGTGGCCAAGGTAACATCATCACGGATCATGCTCATTCCTACCCGGTCAACAATGTAATAACCTTTGCTGAAGTCACCATAAGCAACAGGGACAAGACCAGCACCGATATCAGGCATATCAACCATGGAAGCGTAAGATTCACCGTTAATGGTGTTCGGCTGACCAGCGGCAAGGCCAGAGGCCCACAAGTAACCGCCTGCACCGTCTTTAAGCTGCCGAATGTCGGCCAGGGTCTTACGGTTCATCAAGTAAACAGCGTTGTAACCAACTTTAAGCTCGCCGGTAATATCAATCAGGCTGTCGGCGGTAATGTTATCAGCTACACCGGAGTTGCTGGACGAGATATTGGAATCATTAAGAAACCCGTAAGGCTTCTTAACGCCGTTACCAGAGATGAAAGCCGCACCTTCAAGCTGTGCAAAGTCCTCGGCAACGTCCATGTTAATCTCAGATTCCATGTTAAAAGCTGAGTCCTGCAACATCTCAGTGGTAATGATGCTGTAAACCATCAGCTTCTCTGCATAGATCTCTTCTTCGCCGTAGGTGCTTTCGTCCTCACTTGCGGTTCCGCCTTCACCTACCCACCCGCCATTAGCAAGGCCGGTGCGTTTCGGGAACTCCATACTCTTGGTGCCGATGGTACGAACACGGGCGACCTGGCGCATGGGGGAAACTTCAGTGATTGCCTTGATGATTGAACTGTCCATCTCGGTCGGGACAAGAAAACCACCATCTGGGCCGATATCAGTTCTGAGATACTTGACCTCTTCAGCGCCCATGTCTGCGCCAACTGCCATCTTCTCAAACGCTTTCAGCTCTTGGCTCTTTTCATCTTTCTTTGAACCGGACGGCATCATGGATACGGCAAGCTCAAGGGCCTTGTAGTTAGCCTCAAGTTCATCGGTGGCTTTCTTGGCCTCCTGCATACCAGTTACCATCTTCTGGTTGGCGTCTTCCATTACGTCCATTGCAGTGTTGATCTTGTCGAGCTTTTCCTTGCCCTCTGCGCTGTCCTTCATTCCGCTTTCGACAACGCCCTTCAATTCTGCAAAGGCTTCTTCTTGCTTCTTAATTTCTTCTGGGGTCATTTCTCAAACCTCTCTCTCAGTTTCTTTGTTAATGTTTCGATGTCCTCAACCAGACCATGATTGCCATAGTCATTATCAAGATTGCCCTGATATTTGAATTGAGAGGCCAGGAACTCCCTAGCCTGTTTTGAGAATACGCCAGCGCCCTTGAGCATCTGGTTATATTCCTTCTTAGTTTCTATCTCTTTCAGGTCGTCAATAGTGATACTCTTGAAGCCTGTTACTTCTGCTTTTGTGTTGGCCGGGAATGTTACAAGGGAAATCTCGAACAGGTCGATCTCCTTTAAATGCCTGATACCTTCCTCAACGTCAAAATCCTTTACAGTGAACCCGATTGACATTGAGCTAATAGACCCGACCCGCAACTGGGGAATAACCCTGCCAGTCACAAAGGTGTCATCCTTGGGCAACCTTGCTCTGATAAACAAGCCCTGTTCTGTTTCCATGATCTGTTCAGGCATACCAATCGGTTCGGCTGTGTCGTGCTGCCATAAAACCTTGGGCATCCTACCGACCAACGAATTAACAAAAGCGCCCTTGTCAACCACATCATCAACCAAGTCTATATTGCCAAAGGTCGATGCTAGGCCCTCAAAGATAAAGAACTTGTCATCTTTGTCTGACATCTCCTTTATCTCGAAAGGTACTGTTATTTGCTCCATACTAGATTCCCCATAAAAAAAGCCCGAACCACTCTATTGAGTTGGTTCAGGCTTGGTTGTTCCAATACCGTATGTTATTAAATAATTATCGTGGCGGCTTGTGGTTGCTCTGTTTGCAAACGTTAACTATCTTGCCAGCCTCGAATGATATTGTTATTTTGCCATAAAAACAACGTTTTGACAAGTCTTTGATGAAATTAATAGCCCAGTCCATCAGCGAACCCTCGAATCAATCTGTTCTGCGCTTGGTGAACCGTTAACTATTGAGTGCGCTCCGCACCGGCAGTTTATAATATTGGCCAAGCTTGCCCCCAAACTTGTATCACCTGGGAAGTTAAGTTTATCAACACCGACATCAAAAGGACGCAGGCCACGCCGTTGTCCGTCTGCCACTACATGACTAGCCCTTGTCTTAGTGTCCAATACTGCCACCCATTCACGTTCTACTGCTGTGGTTAATGAAACTGCCCCGACTGTGACGCCCAACGCAACCAGGGCCGAAAGCTCAACAAACTTTGAACCCTCAACTGCGTTTTGCACCTCAGTCATGGCAATAACATCAGCCCTGTGCATCTGCTTTTCAGTAAAGACCTTAGCCGCACGTTTGCCTATCTCTTCATTGTTCAATGTTTCACCAGCAAGACCAGCGGCAATAACAACCGACATTACAGCGCCACCTAACTCGGTCTGGTTGGTGCCGGTGATATGCCTAGCCCTTATTACTGGCTGGCCATTAACGAAGTCAATTACCTCTCTGTCAACGGCTGGCTCTTGTTTCGTTTCCCAATCAACAAAAACTGATTTAATGTTATCCCTGGTTAACGATCCGACTTTCCTGCCAGCTTGCCGGTATATTGGTTTTAGTAACCCCTCTACCTCAGACCTGTAAACATTAGCGCTTTGCACCTGACCAGTTGCACCATAGACGATGGCAAGATCACGGCCAATATCTCGGAATAGTCTCCGAAACTTTATAATCAGTGGACGCTCTAGCCTGAGCTTAAATGCTAGTTCATCGGCTGACCGGCGCTGTATGTTTGATTCAGTTAAGGCCATGACTTTTAGCAATCGCCTCTAGTTCTTTTTTGTCTAGCCCCTTCCCGTCCATCAACTCAAGGAAGCGTTGCTTTGTCGGCTTCTCTGGCACCTGCTCCGCCGTCTTTGCGCCAGTTCCTACTATTTCATCACCGCCAACTGCAAGAGGCTCTGCCCCGTCCATTGCTCTCAGTTCGTTTCTGGTGTAGATGTTAGCCTTGCTTCGTAACTCTAACGATTCGGCAGTTTTAAGGTCAAGTGCGCCGATGGTTGCCCTGTCATACGATAATTTCATATCGCCAACACCGAAACGTGGCAGAAGGAACAAAGAAAGCTCCTCAAAGATACGATCCGCCAAAGGTAACACAGCATTGGTAAATAGCTGAAGGTTCGCCGCTTGCATGTTTGCGTAACTCTGGTTATCTGGTGCAATCAACGGGAGCGGGATTTTAAGCTGATTAAATATAGCAGTTGTTACGTTCTCTTTCAACTTCAAAAAGTCCATGTCACGGGCGGTCTGCATCATGTCCTTGTAATCCATGCCCTCGCCATCGACAAGGACAGGACGCCCAGCTTGGTTACTGCCGGTGTAGTAGTTATCTATTTGAGCCTTGAGCCGTTCAAACTGGTCGTCTTGTAGCCTTTCGTTAGCCAAGAAGACCCCGGACGGCCTAGCGCCACGTTTGAGTAATGACAGGTTGTGGGTAGAAGCTTCCTTGTATTGTTCAATGTCATAAAATATAGGGGTTAGGACAGATTGACCGAACAGCGCTCCAGAATGAGGATTAAATGACTTAGTGTGCCAGACCTCTCTTAGAGGCCCGTCATAGTATCGCCACTTGTCGTCACGAATGAAGTTGAAAGAACCCTCGCCTTGGTTTATGTCGATCTTGCCAGCAAAGCCGGTTTTGTCACTTGTCACGGTAGCAGTGTTTGGTGAAGGTATCCACAACGCAATGGGCGGTTTGTTAACTTGGCCGTGGGCGATAGTAAAATTATCACCTGAGATCAGGAACAGTGAAGAAAACCTTTTCAAGAACTCTGCCTTGGTCTGGTCTTGGTTTGGGTTAGCCAAGAGCGTTAAAACGTCATGCTCTTTTATTACTTCTTCATCTTTGATTAGCACCGGATTCAATTGTGCTAGGCTGTCGGTGATTATGTTAATAGCCGTGGCAAGAGGCCCGACCTTCGAATAAAGGTCTATGGCAAGATAGGCACCTAAGTCTGAGTTGCCATTGTCGAACAGGTGGTTAATGAATGAATCAAACGATGCGCTCTTGATTTCTACAGGCTTGGTTTCTTTCTTGCTGAAAGGCCACATTATAAAAGTCTCACTGATATATTTTTATTGCGCATGATAGGTTCAAGGCCATACCTGATCCCGTCTATGTGGTGATTGTTGGCATCTTCTATTTGCGATGTAACTTGACCCGTTAGTTTATCCGTCTTAAAGCTATATAAAGAAAATTCATCAACCGTGTGCTTGCATCTTGGGTCAATGATTATATCGTACTGTCTCAGGTTTTCTATCCCGTCCTCTATTGACCCTGCGCCTTTCTTTGAACCAGCCATATTGAATCCTTGCCGCCGTAGGTAGCTGATTGTTTCCGGTCTTGCACAATCTGCGATAATCTTATGGCTCCTGGCTCCCGGTACAATTTCAAACAGGGCCGGGATATCATCAATCTCTGTTCGTAATCCTCTCGACTCATAATCAATGTAAAGTCTCCTGTCGTCAATCCACATTCTATTTAACGTGGTAGGATCTGCGCTAAACCCAAAGTCAGCTCCGAAGTAAAAATGCTGGCCCGCTGGCGGCTCTGGTACTGGTTCGACCTTCCAAGATCCGTAGAACACTTGAGCGTCTGAATGGACAAGCGGGTTACCTTCCCATATGTGTTGGTATTTATCAGGGTTCCTTTCTCTATCCCATTCCATTTCTAACTGTAAAACATCTGGGAACCACGGGTTGTCCCTAAACCCAACCTTTACAACTACCGACCCCGGCGGTGGATCGTTAACAACAAACATATTATGTACAGGGTCGGTCTTGTTCTTGGGATTATATGAAAACCATATCTCACTATCATCTGCCCTTATTGTCGGAATTAATATATCCAGACTTGATTGGCTTACTGTATGAGCTTCCTCTATCCATGCCTTTGTAATCCCTTCCATTGACTTTATCGAATCAATGTTAGTTCGTAGCCCTGCAAAAAGAAAAGGTGATTCTGTTTTCTTGCAGATAAGCTCGGTCTTAGTGCTGTGGAAATACTCGCCAAGCTCAAGCCTCTTAATCTCATCGTCTAGCAGCCGCTTAACTGAATCACCGATTGACTTCTGTATTTCCCTTGCGCACAGTATACGCTCGTAACCTGCCATTGAACTTCTTATTAACGCCGATGCAAACGCTCTCGACTTCGCCCCGCCCCGGCCCCCGTAGTAGACTTTGTACCTTGCGGGTCGATAAAGATCCTGGAACGCTATTGGCGAATCAATCCCCATCTGGTTTAACAAAGTTAACGGTTAAATCAATTGGGCCACCACCTTTCCCGCTGAGTTCACTCTTATTTTCTGATCTGGTGTTCACCATTCCGTGATTATTGATAGAATCAAAGATGAATATTGTACTGTTCATCTTTCCTTGGCATGCGAATTGATACTTGTTATCCCACATCCTGCGCTTAGCTCTTTTTATAATCCAAGAGAAATCGGCCCCTCTTGATTCCTGGTCTATTAAAGACTGGGGGTCAGCAAAGCCTAATGATACTGTCATGCCTGCCACGTTAGGGCAATGTTCTTTTTCTTCACACTCAGCAAAGTAGTTGTCAATAGCTTCCTGAAGTGTCTCTATGGTCTTGTATTTTGGAGGGTGGCCTAATGGCATTATCTGCACTCCGGGCATTTTGTTTTATATCTTCCGCAATTATATATAAACCCTGCGCCGCTACATAGCCAGCAATGGGCCGTATTCCATTTGATAGCTTTGAAGCCATCTCTTGACTTATCGGTGGCCGTCTTGTGCCTGGTATTCATAAGGTTTTCTTTCATAGCCTTAGAGCATCCCACTCAGAAAAAGTTAAAGTGTCTTTCTGTTGCGTATGATAATAGCCAATGGCCAGAGTTGCCGTACCGTTTGCACCAACCATGTCAAGTTGCACTGCGGCAGAACGCCAACCCTGCCATAAACCCCCGAACGGTATCGCTATATTAACCGGGGCGTTGGTCATGTCCCCAGATACAAGCGTTATCGAATTTGTACCGTCTGTTATTATTACCGTGGCTGTGGCCCCGTTTGTCTTGTCAGTGGTCATGATCAAATCTGTTAGCACAACCCCGTCACCAGTTAGCGGAGCCACTACTGTCACGCTACCGGCTGCGGTTAAAGTCTCTGCTTTAAAATGCCCGTTTGCGGCCCCATAGGTGGAGGTTATAAGAACTGGCCCCTCACCGTTGTCTTGTGATAGCAGGTCTTTACCGCTTTTGGAATTTTTAAGAGCTACCTTTATCATTAACCAAGCCCTTCGTCGTGGAAGTTGAAAGGCATTAGAGCATTGATTGTAACACCAGCGGTATCTACCCACAAGGTTATGGTCTTGTTCTTAGGGATTATAACGTCCTGTTGGAAATTAAACCATGAAGTGCTAATAGCGGCATGGAACACTCCTCTCGCTACTTCAGCCCCTCCGGTTAGAGTTGCGGCACCTCCGTCAAGGTCGGCTCCCTTCTCAGCCGTGACCTCCGCTGTCCTGCCGGAACCAAAGTTAACGTTCTGAGGTGTTACCGTTGTCACAGTGTCCCTTGTCCCGGCAGCGTTCTTCTGGACGTATATCTCACATGCCGCTGACGTTGATAGGTAGAAACCCTCAACTACCATATCAATATCTGATTCGTTGATCATGTAGAATATGCAATCATCGTTAGCCGTTGG